GAGTCCTATAAGTTCGTTGTTGGTGATTCCATTGTAATGTATGACAACACTTCTGCCGCTGAGAATCTTGGTGCAATCACCAACATTGTTCGTGGAGCCAATGGTATTGCTACCATTACCTTCACCACTGCAACGATCAACGGTCCACATACTGTAGCTCATCTCTCTTGCATTTATGCAAAGACTGATACAGCGGCAGGATTCTCTAAGGCAACCTACATCCTTGATCAGGACATTAACACTGGTTATGGTAAAGACGCTAAAGGGGCGAATTCTTCTGTAGTAGTAAGCAATGCTGTACTGTATAAGAGTTCTATGGTAAATTACGATACTCAAGCTGGCACGGATCTCGGAACTATTTCGGATTCCCGCCTCATTATTCTGAAATAAAGGGAGGTATTAATCATGCCGAAAGGTTCCGCTGGTATTCCAGCATTACAACTCGAAGTTTTGAATAAGCTCATCACCAAATTTGATCGGGCTCCTTCAATGTTTTTCACCAATCTTCTACCTACTACTCAGGCCGCTTCTGACACTATCAAGTGGGAGATTGAGTACGGTTCTGCCGGTATGACCCCATTTGTAGCTCCTGGTTCCGTAGCTCCTGCTATTGGTACTGATGGAGTTGGTGAGGGTTCTGCCAAAGCCGCCTTCTACAAAGAGAAGATGTACTTTGATGAGGTGTTCTTGAATAACATGCGTGAGCCTGGTACTCTCGCTACTTATCAGTCTGCAGAACGTAAGCTTACTCGTGGTTCTCGCAAGCTTCGTTTCCGCATTGACCGTCGTCGTGAGTGGATGCTTTCTCAGATGATGACTACCGGAGCATTGAATTATACTCAGCAGGGTGGGACTAAGTTCTCTCTCAGCTATGGTATTCCTGCTTCCCATCTCATCACTCTTGGTGCCGCTTACTTCTGGGGAACTGGTGCTTCTCGCAATCCTGTTGCTGATATTTACAATGCCAAAGCCCTCCTTGCTAATGATGCTGGTGTTACTCCTTCTTATGCCATGCTCAATAGCGAACTGCTCAAGACCTTGATTCTGGATTCTAAGATTCAAGAGCTTCTGAGTAAGAACGCATTTGGAGATGGTAATCTGTTCTCCAATCCTTCTCAGGTAATTGGTCAGCTTCTTGGTGTTGGTAGTCTAGTTGTTTATGATGAGCTGTACGAAGTAACCGGTTGGCTGACAGGTGGAGTTACAGGTGGTTCAACCACAGTAATCCCCGTAGATGACACTTCCGACTTTGAAGTTGGTGGTTCACTTCGTTTCGTTGATACTTCTGAGTCCAATGCTTGGGAAGATCGTGCTATTACTGCCGTAAGTCAGATCAACAGCACTGTAACCGTAGCTACTGCTCCAACCAACAGCTACATTGCTGGAGAAGACAAGGTTATTATGCGTAAGAAGTTTATTGGGGACGATACTTTCCTTATGTTCTCCACTACTTCTGCCGATGGTGATACCATTGGTGAGTTTATGGAAGCTCCTTATGGACTTGGTCGTCGTTGGGGAACCTACGCCGATACTAAGGATGAGTGGGATCCAGAGGGAATGTGGCTGCGTGTTCAGGACAAAGGACTTCCAGTTCTGTATCATCCAGACACCATTGTTCGTCTTACTGTACGCTAATCATAACTGAGGTTCAATCTGATGAAGGTAAAAACCAATGAATACCTGAAAATCGGAGAAAATGAGTTACTTCCCAAGGGGTCTGTGTTTGACAGCTCCCTTGGGGAGTTCCCCGATTACATTCAGGACTTAGTAGCCATTAATCACAAAAGTATCACCATCCTTGAGGATGATTTTAAATTTGTTCCACCTGAAGAACCTGTAGGAAGCCCGCTGATCAATTTACTTGACGAGGCAGGGGAAGACACAGAAAATTCAAATGAAAGCTCTGACGGTACGGGAGAAGGCGCAGATAACGTCCCTGATCCTGTTCCAGAAGTTCCCGTTAAGAAGTCAAGGAAAGTCCGAACAGTTAAACCACATTTAGGGGAATAACAAATGGCCATTGCTGATCAAGATGAACTGATTGAAACAGTAAAAGTTTTACTTGGAGATTCTTACGATAAAATATCAGATGATGGATATGAAAAAGCATGTGTTCAGGCCGAAACTGAACTAGGCTGGACATTCCCTCTCGCAGATGCGAGAAAATGTTATTGGTTGGTAGAAAGAGCAAGGAGGCACACCATCTATGTTTTGATGGTGGAGTCTGCTCACAAGTTTCAGTACAAGCAGATTCATTTGGAGCACAGATTCAATCACTACATTAAGCTTGTAGAAAGAATGGATGCAGAATTTGTCAAAGCACTTGAGGATTTCCCAGAATTATTTGACGGGATTGACGGTGGATATGACGATTTTGCTTACTATATAAATCCTGGGTTTGTTTATAATTCTCTTGGAAGAGATATAACTTACTCATAAGCTAAGAGGGTTTCATGCCAATCGGGGAAGATATTAAAGATGTTCTCAATGAGCTTGGAACCCCTTTAGTCATTTACAAATGGCCTGGTCCTACCAAGATCGAAGAAAATATGGATCATGAGTTTTATCCGACCCATTCTTCCGAATTCTTGAGGATGTTTTTCTCTGGAGTCACTTTAGTTCACGACACTGCAGTTGTTTCTGGTGATGTTGTAGAAGCAATGGGCATGTTTTTCATCGTGACTAATGTGGCTCCTTCTTATTTTGAGGGTTCCATAGTAGATTGGACTTCAGTATTTTTCAAGGTGAATTGCCTTGGAAAGATCGCTAGGTACGCTCAGAAATCTAGTTGGGACGCTAATTATTCCAAAGTTAGACTGTGGACTGACATTTATACAGAAGTCAGGGCTTTGCAGTATGAGAGTAATGCAGATCAGAAGCAATACATTGAGAAAGAAGTGGTTGCTATGACTCTGGAAGGAAATATCCTGTATCTGCCCTCCTATGTGACTGTAGAGGAAGGAGATAGATGGTATCCAAACCATCTGAATCTAACAGAATTTTACAGAATAGCATCCATCGACATATACAGGATGAAAGGTCTGTCTGTCTGCACCTTGAAGGACGATGAGAGGGAATAATGGCAGTCGTTATTAGGAGAGGTGGCACAATAATCCCGAAAGTGGTTATGAAAACCACTATCAAGCCGTTTGTAGCAGAGATAAAAAAATTTAATAGTTACATGTCAACTGTTTATGACAACATGATTGGATGGGCAGATACTAATGGAAGGCATGGGGCATTTTCCAGAGCGTTAGCCATAAAAACCATTCAAGTCATCATCGTCACTATATACACTCAAGGTTCTGGACAAGATGCTGCCAGAGTTTCATGGTCGGGACTTGATAGCAGATATAAGAAATGGAAAGAAGAGAATTTTGGAAGTAGTAAGATTTGGAGCATTACTGGATCAGTTACAAAGAGCTTTACGGCCAGAAAAAAATCAGGAAGTTATGAAGTTGGACTTGATAGAAGGGTGAAAGTTCCCAGAATACAGTATGGTTCGCATGGTCACATTGGTAAGGGACAGAAAATACCAATTGAAACATACTTTGCTGAAAATGAAATGAAGAGACCACTCCTTGCCCCATCACTTTTAAAAGTGATGCAAGAGGATTATCCAGAATTAGTTTCCATAGTCAAACAGAGCTTGATACAATCTGTTAGAAGTGCAAAGGTAAAGGTCAGAGTATCCGTTAATGCTACTGCTACTCAGGTGGATGCGGAATCATTGCAACAGGCTGCCGAATTAATAGCCATGGGTGGAATGGGAGTTTCTCATGGTGATCCAAATAAGAAGACCGAGACGGATTATGCAGATGCCAGTTTTAATAAAAAAGCAATGAAGAAATTTTTAGAAAGTGCTTCTGCAGAGCAGAGAGAAGCGGTTGAGGCCGCTCTCAGATCAAATAATCCAGAGCTTGTAGAAATGCTTTTAAATCCAGATATGTTCTAATAATCCTAATAGGAAATAAAATGAGAGTTATTGGAGTAATAGCCAAAGATGTTTATGTGTCCTTAGAGATAACCTTAGAGGACATGAAGAAGATAAAGAAGGTTCTTCAGATGTCGGAATTTAAGTATGATTCCACTATTAAAGAAGAATCAGACTTAAACGAATTCCTTGTTGATGAGCTTTATCCATTCATTGAAGGAGTAATTGAGGGGGTGGAAAATGGCCATTGATCCTTCTCTATCAGAAACATGCTTAAAGAATTCCATTAAGAAGTTCTTTGTGGATAATATATTCATAGCAGAGAGCATTGACATAGACTTTGATGTACAATATGTGCTTCCAAAGCTTGCAGATATTAAAGTAGATAAATGGATTTCTGTTAAATTTGGGTCTATAAATGGAGGGACTTTATCCAAGTCCCATGTCATTCTTCATTTATTCACAAGGAAAGACACAGAAGGGATTGACTTATCCGCTATGCGAGATATAATTGTGGGTAAGTTATTTGATGAAACGGCTACTGATGGAGTGGTAAGAATTCCATTCTACGACCTTTTGTGGAACCAAGTAGGCGGTATAATGACAAGAATCTCATCCGAAGCAGAGGAACCAATGGTTC